ACTGATCTACTTACCATTGACTGAGCTGATGCTAGTCTTTTACCGCATTGATCCCTTTGGTGCAGAGGCAACACTCATCATATGCGTATACATATTGCCGAATGTTGTGCCTCTACCCATGATGTCCCCAATAAGTTATTGTGTCTATAATAGTAATTTAAAAATCTTCAGATTTGCGTAAATCTTTACGAATATCTTCTAAAGCTTTTTGAACTTTATCTATTCTGCGATCAAGCTTTTCTATAAAGCCATTTGAGAACTTGAAGTTAAGATTGAGAGACATAGCTGCACCCTCAAAGGCAGAGTACTTGACTATTGCGCCTTCGCTACCAAACTTTAGCTTCTTGTTAGATTTTTCAGTCTTTTTTTTGGATTGATAAAAATTATTATTATATCCTTTGAATTGATAAATATTATCAGTATCTCCTGAGAAGTATTTATAATATTCTTTGTAAAATTCTTCTTCATTACTCATTGTCTATAATCTCCGTCCATTTATCGCCACATTCTCTACATTCAACGAATAGGCATTTTTGTTCTTGCTTTTTGCCCGGCTTAATAATAAAGTTAGTTGGCACAGGGCAGTCTGGACATGGTTCTATGTCAAATTTATTTGGCTGCATCTTTAATCTTGTTTTTTATCTCATTAAACAGTTCTGTGTTCTCACGCAAGTTTGTTATTGCGTTTTCTCTACCTTGCGCAAAGAGTTCACCTTCTTGGTAAATCCACGCACCTTTTTGCGTAAAGATTCCTTGATCCACTGCCACATCAAAAACACATCCATGCTCATCGATTCCTTTTCCGTAAAATATATTGAATTCTGTTATCTTCATAGGGGGTGCCATCTTATTCTTGATGATCTTAACCTTAGAAGTAATTCCAATTGGTATTCCAGCTTTATCTTTAATATCTTCTTTCTTGCGAATGTCGATACGTACAGATGCTGCGTACTTCAATGCCATACCACCCGGAGTAGTCTCCGGATTGCCAAACATTATACCAATCTTACTTCTTAATTGGTTAATGAATATAATAAGAGTTTTGTGCTCATTAGCTAGTCCAACAAGCTTACGCAAAGCTTTTGACATCATGCGCGCCTGCAAGCCCATCTGGTTGGCTTCCATATCGCCCTCAAGCTCTGCCTTAGGGATCAAAGAGGCAACTGAGTCTACTACTACCAAACCGATCTCACCGGTCCTAATAAGCTTATCTACGATCTCTAACCCCTGCTCGCCATAATCAGGCTGTGCAAGAAGTAGCTCATCTAGATCTACGCCAACAGCTTGCATATAGATTGGATCGAGGGCATGCTCTGCATCTACGTATGCACAACGAATGCCAAGCTTCTGAGCTTGCGCAACTACCGACAAAGCAAGTGTCGATTTACCAGAAGACTCTGGTCCAAATATTTCTACTACTCTACCTTTTGGTAGACCACCAATTCCTAATACCTTATCAAGCGATAAGGCACCTGTTGGAATTGCGGGCCATTTTTCAAAGTGAGAAGAACCTAATCTCATCACAGATCCGGCACCAAATTGTCTTTCGATTTGAGCTATGGCCAACTCAAGTTGTTTTGATTCATCCATTGATATATTCTACCACAGCTGATTTCTTAATGATAGATTTAGACTCAATGGCTTTTATTTTATCTATCACTTGCTCTTTTGCTTGTTTCAACTGCCAACGCAATTCGTAGTCTGCAGCAAGTGTTCTTTCATTGATTTGTTCTAGCAACCTATACAGTCTGTTTAGTTCTAATTGTTTTTGGTTCTTTTTTTGCAAGAGAAAAACATCTTTCGTGATATACTTTGGGACAACAAATATAGCACAGAAGCGCAGGAATAACAACATATGAAAAAAGTAGAGTTTGATCTTGATTATGTCAGAGCAGTAAAACTATTAAAGACAAAGATTAACACTCCGTATGATTTAATTAGATACTGGGCATTCAGTGGTCCTTGTTTAGAATCTCATCCATCAATAGAAAATATTTCCGAGTAGGATTTGACAATCACTGTGCAGTGGGGTGTATAATCTGTATACAGCAGCCCTTTCTAAACTATGGGTTAGCCGTAGCCTGCAAAGCATACACGATAGTTTAATAATACTACGTGTATCAATACACTGTACTATACGGGTGCTTAAAATTATTTTTAAGTTACTATAGGTTCAAAGACCTAGGAGTTAGTGTATGAGAATATATCAAATATTCTTCCCAGAATTAGCAACGTATGTTAAGTTTAAAGTTCTGGACCCAGAAGAGATCCAGAATTTCTTGTCGACATGCCCTAAAGTTGATACTGAATTAGAATTTAAAAAATTTAAGAAGAATGTTATTGAGCATTTTATTTTTAATTTAAAGAATGAAATCTCTGAATGTTTACGAGCAATGTCACGCAAGTCCGCTGAAAAATGCATAGATGCAGTATATGCAGGCTGTGTAATGTTAAACCCAGGTTTGGATATAGACCGGATGGATTAACATTGCTTACGATGCACCAATGCATATTAATCCATTTCTATTTGATGATGACGAAGACTTAGTATCTAATGCCTTTCTAGATACAATTAAAAACTTTAGAAACAAATTTCCTAAAGTAGACGAAAATGACCTGCCAGTATCAGGTAATGCTAAGGAAAAAACAAAAGTTAAGCCTAAACAGATTACTAAGCAAAAGTTTCTTGGTTTAGAGCCTTATCTTAAGAATAACATTATTGGCCAAGAGAATGCTGTTAGTGCTTTAATAAGTGCCTTAAGAAGATCTCAAACTGGATTACATGACCCAGATAGGCCATTGGGAGTTTTTCTATTTGCCGGATCTTCCGGAGTTGGAAAGACACACCTTGCTAATGCTTTGCATAAATATTTATTTGGGTCAGACTATCCAATGGTAAGAATTGATTGCGGAGAGTTTCAACATAAACATGAGAACCAAAAGCTAATAGGTTCCCCTCCTGGTTACGTAGGACACGATGAAGGTGGACAACTAGTTAATCTAGTTAAAAAATATCCATCAACTGTTGTTCTGCTAGATGAAGTAGAAAAAGCTCATCCAGATTTATGGAATACTTTTTTAAGGGTTTTTGACGATGGAGTATTAACTGATGGCAAAGGTGAGATTGTAGATTTTAAAAATACAATTATTATTATGACAACAAATCTTGGAAATGATAAAACATCTGAACATCTACTTTCTGGTGGAGCTGGATTTACTAAGGACGTTAATTATAAGATTGGTACAAAAATAGTTCCAAATAGGTCAATTGTTGAACGTAATACAAATGACGCAGTTAAAAAACACTTTAAACCAGAATTTTTAAACAGAATAGACAAAACTGTTATTTTTAACTATCTATCAGATGAAGACTGTTCTAAGATAGCTCAACTAGAGATGTCGGTCATAGCTGACAAGCTTTCTAAAAAAGGATTCTCAATGCAGTATAATGACAACGTTATTTCTGGTCTGATAGCACAAGGTATAGATTCAATCAAAGGAGCTAGAGGTTTGGCGCAAATAAGAAGAGATAAAATAGAATCTCAGCTAGCGGAATCAATAATGGATAACCCATCTCCTAGAGGTTCTATATTTCAGATAGATTATGAAGATTCTATATTTAAGTTTAATGTTATTAAGCCGTCTAAAAAACAGGACTTAATAAAAGAAGTATAGTTACTATAAAGTTGTAATTAGTTTAATTTAGGAGATAATCATGGCAATAGGTTCATCAGTAGGAGCTAAAGGGCTCATGTCAACAGCTAGAAGTAGTATCAAACAAATTGGATACAAAAGAGGTGCTGCAGTTGCAGCTGGCGTAGTTGGTGCAGGAGCTATCATGAGAAGAAGAAAATCTGGATTAGACAAAACTTCAGGAAGACCAACTGGAATAAGGAGTTACTAAAATGGCTAGACTTAACTCAATGTACAATTCCATTGGATCTATGGCTACGAGAATGTTGTACGGAACACAATCAAGTTCAAAAATGGTAAATTCAACAATGGTAAATTCACCAATGGCAAAAGCAGCTATTGCAGCATCAAGAGCACATGGCGGTATTGGTGGAGCAGCAATTGCAAATATGGTTAATAAGAGAGCAGCAATTGCAAATAATGTTAAAATGGGAAGAAAAGTAGTTGGCGGAGCTGCTGCCATGGGCATGATGGGCATGGCAAATAGACCAAGTCCAGTAGGTGGGTATAATCCAAGAAGGCCGGTCGTGCCTGTTCCCCAAAACGGAAGGCCTATATAAGATGAGTAATTGGGAAAGTTTTATTAATGAGTCAGGTGATTTCGAATTGCCCAATTTCTTATATAGAACTATCAATGATTTAATGAAACAATCTTTAGATATGGGAACTCTATTATCTGGAGATCAACATAAATTAAGAGCCTACAAAGAACAGACTAAAAAAATGTTTAAAGCACGTTGGTTTGAAATAGCCAAAGCTCTTGAATTTTTTAATATAATAGATCCATGCATTTGTTCTCTTAGTGAAAAAGAACTATATTGTGATGTTTGCAAAGGCGCAAGATTTATAATTAGTTCAACGTTAACAGCTGACGAAATGAAAGAAGTTGGTTTCTTTTTTAATGCAGCAGACAACGTTGACATAGTTAACAAACTTCAAAAAAGTCTTAATGAAATATTAATGGATCGTTAAATGTGTTATGTCCAAGGTGTGATTCTAAGTTAGAAAACATCGTAGAGTTCTTTATAGAAGAACCTAAATTTATATATACAAAAGAATATTATTGTACTAAATGTAAAAGTTCTATGATAGAACATTTTAATAACAATGGTTTCTATGCAACAGAGTGGATTGATTTTAATGTCTAATATAGAAAAAGCAAATAATAAAAATGGTTTTATGAAAGAGTTTGAGTCTTTAAGACCAGATCTTTTTTTTCCAGATCATTGGAATGAAGAACAAGTAAATAAAGCAATAGAGTTGGTTCGACCACAAAAAACAAGAACAGCAATGTTCTCATCTATTCCAATGAATTGTGAGGCAGAGAAATGTATTTATGCTTCAACCTGCCCTTTGTTAAAAGAAAACGTTGCTCCCAAAAATAATCCATGCCCAATAGAGATGTCGATGGTTTCTCAGTTTACTACTGAATACCTTGATCAATTAGATGTTAATCCAAACAACCTTGTGGAAGTTTCAATGGTCAGAGATTTAGTTGACCAAGAGGTTCAATACATGAGAAAAACAAAACTTCTTGCCAAAGAACATTTTATTCAAGAAAACGTTATTGGAGTAGATCAAGATGGTCAACCAATACTTAAAAAAGAATTACACCTCGCGGTAGAATTAGAAGATAAATTACATAAGCGTCGCAAAGATCTTAGAAACCAACTACTTGCAACTAGAGAAGCTAAAGCTAAAGTCGGTCAAGTACAACTTGATACAGCACAAGCAATTTCGGATATTATTAATAAAGTTCAATCCATAGAGAATCAAAGAGAAAAGATTCTTAGACAAAAACTTGGCACTTATGAAATAGATGATTATATTGAATCTCAGGAAATAAAGGATGAGTAAATACGAAGATATAGTCAATATGTACCACAAAATATTTGGTGGCGAGATAGAAGAGATTAGACAACAAGTAATTAGAAATGCAACTATTGGAACTAATAGTATGTCTAACGCTGTTTTGGACATGGCAAAACCAAGAGAAACAGTAATGAGTAGTCTAGATAATCTTGAAGCTTCTTACAGAAAAGCGTTAGAAGCAGAATTAGAAATATCTATTTCAACTAAAGAGAAAAAGTTAACAATTGAAACAGCAATGTCAGCTCCAACCATGAATTTAAATCTTATTTCAGATAGAGCAAAAAGAGAAGAATTAAATACTTTATGGCAAGACATTACTCTAACGGGGGTTAGGGAAAATCTAGGACTACCATCAACCGTAGTTCCATCTGGGAACATTAGAACTGAAACCGCATACCTCAATGTTCCTCAACCTTTACCGGGGGATCCTGTTCATCCTTACTCTACTTTGATGTCTGGTAGAGCAGTATCTGTATCTAGAGTAAAAAGTGGAGAAAGAGCCATGACAGTTTCTGGATCTAGTATACCAACTAGAAAATATTTAGAAACAATGATGGAAAGACAAGATCCTGCACAGTTTATTCAAAATGCAATAGATCAAGGAAGAAAACTTACTTTCATGACCTCTGATATTGAGACTGGTGGAGTTGGCCCATATGATTTAGCTAGATCTGTTTTTGGACAAGTTTACGAAATGCCGACTGAAGTAGCAGTAACTGATGTTTCTACAGCAATAAAAGGACTTACTCCAACTGGAGATACTTTTGACTTCCATATGCTTTTGCCAGAAATGCAAACTCTAACAAGAGGGCAAAGGGGTGGACTACCTAGTGTCCAACTTGGGGGACGTTTGGCAGATATTGAAACTGGAAGATTTTTAGGAGGTGGAAGAACTGCAGCTGGAACTGGAAGAATATTTGATTTAGCAACCCAACAAGGAAGAACACAATCCGCCGCAGAGTTAATGGGATATTTTGAAAAATTAGTACATCCAGATACAGTATTAGTTGGTAATAACTTTATAAACTTCGACATACCAAAATTGGTTGCTACCGCATCTACCCTTGAAGAGTTTATGAAAAATCCAGAAGCAAAAACAATTCTTGAAGCAGTGCAAGAAAAAGCTAAAAGTGGAAATGTTATAGACGTTACAGATTTAGCTAGAAAATATTTGTCTAGAAAAGTACAAGAAAGAATGGCAGCTGCAGCTAGATCAGGTCTGCCCGATGCAGAATTGTCACCTGAAAGTTTAGCTAATATACTTAATGAAGGATTGACGTCTTTATTGTCACCTGAAAGTTTAGCTAAAGCAGGAATAGAAGCACAAGGCGTTAAGCCTTTCAGTATTGAAAACATGGTTACATCAACAAATGTATTGGAACAAATGTATGATTCACCCGTTCCTGGTATGAAACAAGCTGTACTAGATTTAGCTGGTGGATCTCACATTTCTCAGTTAGACGCACAATTATCTATGTCTTTATTTAGCGGCATGGCGGATGAAACTTTAGATATAATAGATCCAGCGAATAGACCAGACCTATCTACAGATAGAGGGCGAGCAATAGCTAGTGCGCTAAACGCAGTTAGTAGAGCTAGTGCAACCGTACCCACTTCTAATATAGCAAGCATGGGAGAAATATCAGATCAAGTATTTAATTTCTTAACCGATACATCTGGCGCTTCAGATAGGACATTGTTGGGAGCAAGAGTTCAGACCATTGGCATGACTGGTGAAGTAGATGGCTTTGTTCATTATAATCCTCAAATAGGTAGATACGAAAAAGTATCAATGGATGGAACAACACGAACTCTTGGAGGTTCAGCTGGCGCTGCTGATACAACTTTGAGTAGAAAAATTAATAGAAACGCTGGTTTATTTGAAATAAGAAAAGCAATGCAAGAAGATTCAGATAAATTAGGTGATGCAGGCTATGTGCCACAAGTAATATCTACTGGAATAAATGTTGCAGAAGCAAGTCAGATGAACTCTACGTTAGCAGCTGTCTCAAGATTTTCTGGACTCCCAACTGTTGCAAGAGGTCCAATGGGATTTTTGGCGACTGAAGCAGACGAAGACGCATTTGCTGCGTCTATGATTGCAACAAGAAAACATATAAGATTTCCACATTTAAGAGATAGACCACAATCAGTAACATCAGGTCCCGGAAGACTTGATAACAATATGCTAGAACGTTTTGATGTTCCAAGCGCAACAGAAATGGCAGCAGCACAAGATGCGGTTTATCAAGGCGGTGCAGGACTAGCAGTCTTAGACCCTGTAATGAGATCTAACTTTGTTGCGCTTTCAGCACAAACAGCTCACATTCCTTACGAGGGAAAAAAAGTAGAAATGGCTAAGGAGATAGCTAAAAAAGCAGAAGCACAAAGAGCATTAGCGGAAGGTAGAATTGTTACTGACGCTGAGTTAGATGCGTTTGTTTCTTCACTAAACGAGGACCAAATACAAAGTATTAATTTAAGAGCAACAGAAAGTTCTCGATATTTATCAGAACAAACAATGATACACGTTCCAACAATGAAGACAACAAGAGTGGTAGATAGTGCAGGACAAGCAACTAAACCATTAATATCTAGATCGCTTCTTGCCGAAATGGTAACAGAAGATTCTTCTGGGGCAACAATACCAATTGTTGATTCTGCACTTTGGAAACAAGCAGGATTAGATACAGCTACTTTTTCTATAGTTAAATCTCAAGACAAGGATATAGTTAACTTAGTTTTAGGAAAAGGTAGAATGAGTAGTGAAAGTGCAAATAAATTTGCTAACTCGTTAATAACAGTATTGAAAGATAAAGAAAAAAACAGAACAGCTGAACAACTTGTGAGTGATGGGTACGCATCTACAATACAAGAAGCACAGGTTCTTAAAAGTTTATTGTCAGGATCTGGATCAAGTGAAGAACAACAAAGGGCATTTACTCAACAGTTAGTTGATAGACTAATGGAGTCTGGACCTGTAGTAGGTGCTCTAGAGGGCAAAGATGCAGCTGGTCCCAAAGTTATTCTTGAAGCTCTTGGCTCGGAAATAAACAATGATCAACCAGCAATAGCAAGAGGAGCTGTTTTTCAAATGCAGAACCTGGGTCAAGAAACGATAAGTATTTCGGGCGCTCTTCCACAAGCAGCACAAGATCAGTTAAATTATGTAGGAGGCGCAGTATCAGCACAGACTAACGCAGAGTTAGCTGGTGGGCTTATGGACACTCATTTGCAAGCTTTGGCAAAAGCAGAAACTAGTTCTACATTTAGAGATAAGTTGAAAAGAACTTTCAGCAGAGCTGGAGTAGATAACGGAATATTTGGAACTAGTATTGGAAGAAATAGAGTAGCTAGAGATGGAGCAATTTTAGAAACTCTTGCTAAAGTTAAACCAAAATTAGCCATGGGCGCAATAGCTGTTGGAGCAGCGAGTGCTGGTTACTATTTAGCTAAGAGAAATAGAACAAACAGGATGTATGATGAAGTAATGCATCAACAGCCATATGAAGAACAAGGCCTTGTTCAAGACGCTAATTCTGGAATTCAACAAGATAATCAACAAACCAGTGCAAGAAGAGATCCTTTAGTAACTGCCGGAGTTGTTGGAAACTTAGATAGAAATAAAATTGGACACACTGCAATGGGTCCAAATAAATACAACCATCTTTACGGAGGATAACCTAAATGCCAGTAAACGCAAATTCAGTAAGTTCAGGCATAGAAGCTGGTATGGGACTATTGGGTAAGGTAGGTTCATCCTATGTTGGACAAGTAGCCAAAGATGTTATGAGGTCAAAGTCTGCTAAAGGAGCAATACTTGGTGGATTATTTTTAGCTGGGATTGGAAAAGAAGTAGTAAGACCAAGCATTAAAGCTGGTATGGATGTAGCTTTTGATGACCCAAATGCAGATCAAAAAGTATTAGGAACAGATTTAACTCCTTCAATGTTGATTGGCGCCAATGTTGGAGGTCCCATAGGAGGCCTTGCAAGGGGGCGTAATGCCTACAGATTCGGAGTTGGGGGAACTGACCCATATACTGCTCAAAAGAACGTAGGAAGAGGAGGAGCAGCTCTTGGTGCTGTTGGTGGCGGTATACTTCGGATACCTAAAATCTGGAAACAAAGTTAAGGGAGCTATAATGGGCGCAACTGCTGGCGCAGCTGCTGGTAACGTAGCAGGTAGAGTAACTGGTGCAACTGGATCTTTAATGTTTGCTAAAAACTACGCACAAACAAATGCACAAATAATAAACGAATCTCCTTTTTATAATAGATCATTGATGACAGCAGACAGAATGAATGCTAGCGGAAATATTGTTCTTGGCGCCCATAATACAAGAAAAGGTCAATACTAATGGCTGGAATGGATAATTTTTCTCAACAAGTTCAAAGTGGGGCTCAGGCACCACAACAAGAATTACCACTGGCAATGAGGGCATTGGCTGCAAATCCATTCCAGATTAGTCTTACTGCTCTGGCAGGACATAACATTGGTAGATTTACAAACACTATGTTCGAAGGTGGATTCCTAGACACCGCTACTGGAGCAAGTGGAAAAAGATCTGCAGTTAAAGGGTTTTTAGGAAGAAGAACAGGTGCTTACGCTGGTAATGTCATGCAGGATAATAGCGCATACGCTATGGGTTCTGCATTCAGAAAGAATATGCCATCATTTACTGGAAAAATGGGCAGAAACTTTGAACAAGGTGGCAGAAAAATAAAAGCATTAGCAGCAAACAGTCCACTTAATCCATTTGGTATCAGAAGATTTGATTCTTTAGCCAGACTTGCTGGAGACACTAGTCAAAAAGGAGTATATACACCATTCCAAGCAACAGGTATGATTACGGAAAAAGTTTTTAATTCTAAAGGAAAACTTGGAAAAGTTTTTAGGGGTAAATTTGCAGATGAACTTAGTCCAACCGGTCAAATAGGAGAAGGAAAAACCATATACAGTGGTGGTGTTTTTGGTCGAATAAATACCATGGGCAAAATAATGGATTACGAAAAGCAAGTAGATGCTTTTAAAGCTTTAGGTCCAAGGAATCCAGCTAGTTACACCAGAGGAGAAGCAAGAATAGCAAGAAGAGCAGAAAAGGCAGCAACTAAATTAGCTAAATTTGATCAAAATATCATAAAGCTTGGAATGCAAACCGACGCACCATTTATGACTTCAGCGATAAATAATGCTAGTTCCCGGAATGAGTTCTTCTAGAGCAGCAGGATTTAGAAGCACTTTGTTAAACGATGCTGACTTTTTACAAGATACAATAAATAAAACAGGTAGAATGAGAGCTGTGTCACAAACCTCTAAGGGATTTGTATCTAGAAGAATTCTCGACCACGCTGGAATAATGATGGGTCGTGGAGCTGAGTTTTATGGGACTCGAGCTTTTAACAATACTGTAAATACATTTGCTAAAGCCATGGAAGGTTCTAAATTCGGCGGACTAGGGGCAGCAGCCTTGGATGATACGGCACATGGATTCAAGAAGGTTATGGGGATCTATGCCGCCGACGCTTCAGACTTACTCAAGTCTGGTAACACTAAAATGATTAGACAAACAGCTGGAAAATTAGGTATGGAAGCTTTTGCTAGAAGAGAATTTGGCACTGCTGCAAAGATGGCTATAAATTATACAGGTACGCACGGAAAATTTGCCATGAAAGCTTTTAATGTTGTTGGTACAGCTAGCATAGTATATGATCTTGGTAAAGGCGTAGGAAAAATGATGATGGGAGGCGTCAATCTTGGTAAAGATGCGCTAAAATCTATGCAGGGCAGTATGAACAAACCATTATTTGGGGCAGGATTTAAAGACAATGAAGTTGCAGCAACATCAAGATCTAGAGGAGTTATGGCTATACAAAACTCAAGACTTAATGCAAGAAGTGCCCTTGGATCAGAGGGTGCTATGATGGCAGCACATTTTGGATAATATATGAGCACAACTTTATCATCAAGAACTAAAAAGTTTAGACAAGATTTAGAAAAATTATCTAGAGAAGATTTATTAGAAATAATAAAAGATCAAGACATAGAAACATTCAAACAAATAAATAGAATTGAATGGGTTTTTCAAAATAAATTAAATCATTTAAACTGGGCCGATGGAAGCACAATAACGGAACGTCCATTAACCAATAAAGAGTTAGCATTATTGGTAGACGAACCATTTGATCTTGATATGGATCTTTTGGATCTAGGAATCTCTGGAGAGCAACAAAGGCAAATACATATAGCTAAAGACCCGTGCGTGTGGGCAAGACAATTCTTGCAAGCAGAAACAAGAGTTTATCAAACTCTAATATTGAGAGATCCTGCATTAAGAAAAGTTCTAAGAGCTGGTCGTCGTCTTGGTAAAACTTTTAGTATGGCAGTTTATTTGTTGCATTACAGTTACACTCATAAAGACGGAAGATGTCTTGTTATTGCACCAATGAAATCTCACGTTGAATTAATTTATCAAGAGATTTTAAGACTCGCATCTAAGAATGAAATTGTAATGAACTCTATAGTAAGAAAAGTTACAAGTCCTCAATTTATGATTCAATTTTCCAATGGATCAACGATTAGATTTTTTACATCTGGTATGCGTTCTGGTGGAAAATCAGACGTAGCTCGTGGTCAAGAAGCCCATGTTATTGTTCTTGACGAAATGGATTACATGCACGCAGATGACCTTGACGCATTATATGCAATGCTACAGAAAACGGCAGAAGACCAACCAGACAAAGTTTTGATTGGAGCTTCAACTCCAACTGGTAGAAGAGAACGCTTTTGGGAGTGGTGTAGGTCAGAAAGATTTAAAGAGTTTTGGTTTCCTTCATACTGTAATCCCTATTTTGCTAAAGAACAAGAGGATGAATTTAGAGAGCAGTATTCGGAAATAGGATACAGACACGAAATTGAAGCAGACTGGGGTGAAGACGCAGAAGGTGTATACCCAAGAAAATATGTTGATAAAGCTTTTATAGAACCAAACTGGAATTACGACGCTGAGCTAAAGTCAGCTAGATCTTTTCACGTAATAGGAGTTGACTGGGACAAGTATGGAGCTGGTACAAATATAGTTGTTTTAGAGGTATGCTCAGACACATATGAGGAAGAAAGATTTAGAAATAAAGTAAGACTCGCCTATAGAGAAGAAATAGAAAGATCTGAATACACATTAACTAAAGCAGTTTCTAGAATTGTTGATTTAAATAATATCTTTATGCCAAAACATATTTACGTAGACAGAGGATATGGAGAAGTCCAGGTAGAACTGTTACATAAGTACGGAGTGGAAAATCCACTTTCCGGATTAAAGCAAAAAGTTAAAGGGGTTGGATTTGGAGAGTCTATAGATTTAAGAGATCCATATACTAAACAGGTTGTTAAAAAAGAAATCAAACCATACATGGTGGATAACTTGAGACAATATCTTGAAAAAGAATTATTAATGATTCCAGAAAAAGATAATGAAATGTATATGCAATTGATATCTTATGTTGTATTAAGAACAACTCAAACTGGTAGACCAGTATTCGAAGCTGGAGGATCAGCACAGGA